AAAAGTTAAAGTTAGAAACTATAATCTAATAGGAGATGACAAAAAACAATTAGGTGTAATAGCGCAGGAACTTGAAACTATATTTCCTTCTATGATTGAAGTTGATGGTAAAACAGGAATGAAACAGGTTAAATATTCAGTATTTGTACCTATGCTAATAAAAGCAATTCAAGAATTAAACGATAAAATAAAATAATATGACAACTTTTAAATGGGTAGTATCGCAAATGGACACCGCACCAAGCGAAGATGGTTTAACCGATGTAGTTAAAGTAGTACATTGGCGTTACCAAGCAGAACAAGTAGACGGAGATAAAACTTACAACGCTGAGGTGTACGGAGCGATGGCGTGTGCTACACCTTCGGACACGGACTTTACTGCTTATGACGATTTAACATTTGACAAAGTATGCGAGTGGTTAGTTGCAGGAAACGATGTAGATGCTATGGAGTTAAACTTAGATACTCAAATCGAGAATCTTAAGAACCCGCCAATAATTCAATTGCCTCTACCTTGGGATAAATAATATATCTTTACAAATAAAAAACAACGTATGAACATAATACCAGGTTATCCAGATTATGCAGTTACTGAAGATGGAAGAGTTTTTAGTATTAAAAGAAATAAATGGTGCAAAAATACGTTAATGAAAGTTGGTTATTATGCAACAACTTTGCGTGATGCAAATAATAATAAAAAAACAATGTTATTACATAGAATTGTTGCTATGACCTTTATACATAATACTGAAAATAAACCTTGTGTTAATCATTTAAATGGTATAAAAACTGATAATAGAGTGCGGAATTTAGAATGGTCTACCTATGCTGAAAATAATAAACACGCACATAAAACTGGATTAAACTATATATCACAATCAAATAAAATTGAAGCATCAAGAACTGCAAAAGAAAAGTTTTCTAAAATTGTATTAGATACGCAAACAGGTATTTTTTACAATTCAGCAAGGGAAGCAGCTAAGGCAATTAATGTTAATTCTAATACATTACACGGAAGATTAAATGGACATAAAAAAAATAACACATCATTAATTTACGCTTAAAACAACAAAAATGAAGTACAAGCAACTATTACAACTTGTCGGTAACTTAAACGCAGTTATTGGCGGACAAGACACCAAAACTCAAAAAAAGTTATATCGCATCTATGAGAAGGTAAAACCTTACCACGAAGCATATAACACAGAAGTAGAAGGACTAAGATTAGACAATGCGCAAACGGATAGTAATGATTGCCTATTGCTTGACGATAAGTCAAATTACAAATTCTCAAAAGAAGGCATCAAGAAGCTGACTAAAGATATTGAAGCCTTAAATGATAAAGAATTTGATTTTCAAATAATTAACGTTGTGAACCCAGAAGGTCTTAAGGACTTTACATTCCTACAAGATTGGACTACTGGCGTAGAATTTAACAAACAAGAAGAAGAAGAACTATAATGGCAAGTAACCACCAAGCAGACCAATCAACAATCGTAAGTGTATTTAGTGCTATTATTAGCCTATCCAATATTCAACCGCTATTCACATTGATTGCAAGTTTGGTGGCTATCGTTTCAGGTCTTATGGCTATTCGATACTATTACAAAATGACCAAAAAGCTTAAATGAGATTAATTCTTTTAGCCTTATTACTTACATCTTGTGCTTCGGTTAAGAAGTTTGAAAAGAGATTTGATAGCACGGGGACAACTAAGATTGACTCCGTGCATCTTACTTTTTACGATAGCGTTACTAAGATTATAGAAAAGGAGCAAGTATTTACAAAAGAAATTACTATCTACGACACAATCCGTGTTACAAAGGATAGCATTATAGTAGTTCCCAAAATCGTAACTAAGTGGGTTTACCAGACAAAAGACAAGCAGACCGACAATAGCTTAGTTAAAAAAGATACAATAGCGTTTAATCGCACAGAAACGGCTCAAATTTCGATTGTAGACAAAAACAAGGTAAGTACTGCAAATAACTTTTGGAAGGCTCTAATCGGTCTAATAATAGCGATTGTGTTAATTTTAGCTTATTGGAATAGATTATGGAAGTAAACAAAGCAGGTAGAGATTTAATAAAGCAGTTTGAAGGCTGCAAATTAAAGGCATACAAATGCCCTGCTGGTTTATGGACTATTTCGTGGGGTTTGACTTTTTACCCTGACGGAACGAAAGTTAAAGAGGGCGATGTGATTACGCAGCAACAAGCAGAAGATTACTTTAACGCAATAGTCGATGACTTTGCAAAAGGCGTAGATGTGCTTGTAAAATCAAATGTAACGGCAAACAATTTTTCTGCGATTGTTTCGTTTGCTTTTAATGTAGGTATGGGGAATTTTAGGAGAAGCACTTTACTAAGGAAGGTAAACGCAAACCCTAAAGACCCAAGCATTAGGGCAGAATTTATGAAATGGACACGAGCCAACAATGTGGTGCTTAAAGGGTTAGTGAAGCGGAGAGAAGCGGAAGCTAAATTATATGAGCAACTTTAGAACTATATTAGTAAACTTATTATCAGACGAAAGCAACAGTATTAGCCATAAAAGAGTAGTGGCTATGCTTGGCAGCGTTTGTCTTTTTATATCCTTGTTCTTAAACATAATCTTAAAAATTAATCCAAGCGATAAGTTGGTAGATGCGGTCTTGTATCTAACGCTATTTGCTATGGGTTATACCACAATCGATAAATTCAGCAAAAAATAAATAATGCTAAAATCAAAACGCAAACGACTATTCTTTGACATCGAAACCTCGCCAAACGTTGGCTTTTTCTGGAGTGCAGGATATAAACTTAACGTAACGGCTGATAGCATCATTCAAGAACGTGCTATTATTTGTATTTGTTACAAGTGGGAAGATGAAAAAGAAGTTTACCATTTACAATGGGATAGCAAACAGAACGACAAAAAGATGCTACAAAGTTTTATCGAAGTAGCAAACACGGCATCGGAACTTGTAGGACATAATGGAGATAAGTTCGACCTTGCGTGGATAAGAACACGCTGCTTATTTCATAAGATAGATATGTTCCCTTCTTACGTTACTATTGATACGTTAAAAGTAGCACGTCAAAAGTTTAGATTTAATAGCAACAAGCTTAATTACATAGCTGACTATTTAGGCATTGGCACTAAGATTAAGACCGAGTATAGCTTATGGAAGGACATCGTCTTACATAAGGACAAAGTTGCTATGGCTAAAATGATTAAGTACTGCCAAAAAGATGTGGTGTTATTAGAGCAAGTATTTAACGCATTAAAGCTACACATAGAACCTAAAACACATTACGGAGTTATCTTCGGACAAGACAGAGGCTCTTGCCCTGAATGTGGAAGCGATGACTTAACAATTCAAATGAGGCGCACAACCGCAACAGGAGTTAAAAAGATATTATACAAGTGTAAGACTTGTTTTAAGATACATAGCAAAACCGACAAATAATGGACAGTAAAATATTAGCAGCAGTAATAGAAGATATGCGTAGACGTGAGGCAAAAGGCAAAGAGGAATACAAAACTACGTTAGATAGAACTGATTTAAAAGAAGACGAATGGATGCAGTATGCTTATGAAGAGGCTTTAGATTTAAGTTTATACCTTAAAAAAATTATGATAATCAATGCGGTTAAAAAAGATATTTAGCTTTGGTAATATCTTAGATAGAGATACCTACGAGCAATTAAGGGAATTAGATTACACCAATCCTAACTTTAAGGGTTGCGCTGACGAGTTCCAGTTTAATAGGGAGTGGTGGGTTATGCTTGACGATATGAGCCGAATTGTCGCTTATTGCGGCTCAATTTATTCTAAGGGCATTTGCATATTTAACAGGGCGTGGGTTAGAAAAGATTATAGAGGGCAAGGAATACAAAGACGAATGATTAAAACCAGGCTAAAAGCAGCTTCTACTTTTTGCCATATAGCTATTACTTACACTACCTTAGACAACTTCCCTTCAGCTAATAACCTAATCTCGTGTGGGTTTAGGCTTTACTTACCCGAATATTCATACGGGGGTTACGATAAACTTTACTTCCAGAAGCTACTATAATGTTGCACTTTAGTACAACAAAAGGTAGTAATACTACTACTTTTGGCTGCATTTTACTTCCGACTTTGTACGTTCTGACGTACATAATGTGTCATAAATTGCACAATTTGATGTGCTTTTGTACTATATAAGACCCATTATCTGCATGAAATTTTCCAAAAATTCATGCAAATGCAACATTATTGCAAAAATAATTGTAAAATAATTTAATAGTTTTGCACTTTGTATTGTTAATTGTAGTATATTTGTGTAAACAAAACACAAAATGACACATTTAACCAACTACCAGAAGTTCCAATTTGAGAGATTTGGCACTATCTTACTGCAAGACGGGAGCAGTACACAAAACCCACACGACCCGAGATTACTACCTAAAAACTACGATTACGAAGACGATGATTACATCTTCACTCGTTGGGTAGAAAACAATGCAGAACTTGAACTTTTAAAAAACGAACAATATGAAGATTGAATTTGTAAAAGAAACTAAGCCAGACGGCACAATTTTCTACTACACTTTAGTAGATAACAAATACGATAGCGCAAGTATGTACTTAGAATATTCACAAGCTTACGAAT